AGATAGCTTCGTCACTTGGCGCTACTGGAGTTGGTTCAGCGAATGCTGATTGGTCATAGTTAGGATAGCCTTCAACCGTACGCATACGGATCTTGAAGTTTGCACCTTCCCATAGATCAAATACATTAACTGGTTTTTCATCTTCAAATGTAGGACGAGCCTTGTTCATGATCATATCAAAGATCTTTTTACCATACTTGAATAGCATTACTTTGCCTTCATTTTCTGGATGTTTAGGATCTGATACTACCAAGATGTTTGAGATGAAATGTAATCTACGTTTTTGTAGACGTGCGATCTCTTTGTTAGCATCTGAACCAGAGTTCCATAGTTTTGTATTGAGTTCACCAACCGGGTCGTTCTGACCTAGTGTAGTGAGTGAGTTCTCAATGTACCATTTACCGGTTGGTCCTTTAAAGCCATGAGAGAAGATCTTAACCCATGGAAGTTCATCACCTTCTACACGTGGTAGGAAGCGAATGACTGCTGTTGCATTACCAGCTTTATCACGTTCCATCTTCCAGAAACGGTCATCTTCATATGAGTTTGATTGTTGTGGGTTTGCTACTTTTTCGAATTCCTTGGCAATTGCACCAAAGTCTTGATTGCGCGAAGCGCGGAGTGTATTAATGTCCATCGTATTTTCCTTATATTTTTAGTATTAAATGTGTATAGAGTATGACTGCTACTCACTTTTATTTATACATCCCACATCAAAAGATTGTAATAAATTCATTAAAAATTGGTTTAATTCTATCTTGCTCATACTTAACAAAACCTTTAACCTTTTCTATCCTTCTTATATCAGACTCAAGTATAAGCATTCCTGATTGGTTCTGCTTCCACTTGGGTATAAAGTCTAATAAGTCATTAAGTATAGATACAGACTCAATGGCTATCTTTTTCCCTAAGTATAGTTTAATTATACTCGGATATTCATTTAAAGTAAAATTAATTATTTGATCCAGGGATAGGGCATTCTTCTGAGACTCTAGTTCAATAGTATTGAGGTCATCCTTAAATATCCTTGTTATACTTTGCTTCCTCTTCTGCCATTCAAGGTAATACTCATTAGCCTCTTCAATAGCAAAGATCATGTTATCATGACCATAAGCAAAGTTGGCTACAAGGAATTGGATCAGTTCTTTATCTGTATCAAACTTTCTGCCTAGCTTCTCAAATATATGCTTATCATTCCGAGAATTAAAGTTTTCATAAGAGTACTTGATGTTGCCTTTGTTCTCAAATACGTTGTACTTATCACTATTGAAATGGAGCTTGAGAGCTAAATAATACCTAAATGCTTTAAATCCCGTCATGATATTTTTTTAAGGCGTTAGATATTTTATCTTTAGATTCTTGACTAAATTTTTTACCAAGTCTTCTTTTTTCGCCTTTCATTCTTTTAGATATATCATCACAAAATTCTTTAGACATTTTTATGCCTTTATTCCACGCAATTCTGCCTTTACTATTTTTAGATATTTTATCTTTTGTAACTTCAGAGAGTTTATGGCCAGTTTTAGATTCAGATATTTTTCTTTTATGTTCTTCAGTAAATTTTACACCACTATTCCAAGAACACCAAGTTTTTCCTTCTATAATCTCAGTAGATTGTTCTAAGTCTTTGTCTGTAAAAATGAAAGATTTGAGTGAATCGAACTCTTCTGGTATTGGAGATGTTGAATAAATATTCATGCTGATAAGGACCTTTCTTATTAGAGCTCTTGGAGACTGCAATCTCGCGAAGAGCATTTATCATAGTTATTTATAATAATTCATATATCCAATGTACCCTTCTTAGGTAAGTAGTTAGCTTCAATCATGTTCAATTCAATCTTTTGTTTGAGGTTCTTATTAATAAGCTTGCTGATGTCCTCAGGATCTATGAAGTTCTTTTCACAGTATAACAAGACTGCATCCATATGAGAGATTCGTTTGTCCACTACTAACTCTTCAATAAACAATGCAAACTCATTTGTAGTCTTAAATATCTTGCCTTCCATTATAACATACCTAAGTAATGATTAGTCATCTTAAAGCTATGCTTGATATTCTCATAGGATTTAAAATAATCATTATAAGCTTTCCATACTGGATCAGTCTTATTAGCAGCATTCATTTGTTCAGAGAATAGTTCAAGGTATTCATCAAAGAATGTATCAAGCTCCTTCATGTTTTTTTCTAACTCGCCTCTTACTCTAATTAGTTCTTGTTTATTACCAGTCTTGTAACTATGATTTATATGTTGAGCCACGTTCATTTCACTTTCCTGATTTAAAATTATATTATACCATAATAAAGAATTAATGTACACAACTAATCGATAGCACCGTCTTCTACTTTAACTTTGATCTTAGTCTTCTTTATAGCAGGTTTTGGTTCAGTTATCTCGTTCGCCTTCTCAGCGGCTTTCTTATCTTGTAGTTGTACAGCTTCAAACCTTTTCTTCAAGCGTGGCTTGATCTCTTCTGCATTGAACCATAGTTCAAGACCATTAAGAACTTTATCAAGCTCTTTAGGAGTTAAGAACCCTTCATATGCATCTATCATTAGCTTCTCACACTGCTTAATGGTAAAGTCTGTATGCGCCTTGACTGTTGGTGTGTTACCAGATGAGCCAAATGAGGCAGTATGGATCATCATGTAGGCTGTATCATATACATGGACAGCATGACAATACATGGAGATGAGGGATGCGGCAGAGTGTGTAGCACCCATTAGGAATGCTGTAACCTCTGCCCGCGTTGATAGGATGCCTGAGATGATGGCACCTGCAGTATCAAGGTGGCCACCATTAGAGTTGATAAACAAGTGGATCTTATCGTTCTCACCAGCATTTACTAGTAAGGATATAAGTTCCCTATACTTGTTTGGTTCATCAATAGTAGAATCGAGGAATACCTCATGTGTTCTAAATACTGTCTCTATCGTATTAATATGAACATTATTAAGTAGTCCACCAAATAAACTAGGGACATTTTCATCTGCAAGTTTTGCCATTATCAACTCTTTCTTTTATAAAATATGTGATTCCCGATTACTGTCGTTATACGTACATTTTTCCATCCAGGCTTTACTTCTTTCGTGTGAAAGAACATAGCTCCTTTTGTTACGTCTTCTATCTTTTCATAGTTCATGTAAGCATACGTAGCTACAGCTCTTGCATGATCGAATACTTCTTTCTCATGCTTTGTATATCTATATGCTATAGCTTTAGTTCTTTTATAGTCATCACACCACCAACTAAATTGACACGTCTCTTCAAGCTTCTGTGTCATGGTACCACATATAGAACTCGGATATCTTCCAGAGTATACGCGGTTCAATGTAACCATTGCTACAGCTATCTGACCCTTAGTGGGTTCATAACCCGCTTCGTAGTATACGTTTTGGGCTAGACATTCTACTTGTTTCTTTTCTGACTTAGTTAGAACTTTTATCTTATCATACAGTGTTTGTGGTTGTGCTGTGTTGTAACACAACAGGTAACACGTAGCCAATATTGCGGCGAAAGTCTTTCTCATGGGGATATTCTCCTTACGATTGGTACTTAGCTTTTTATGCGCTTAGTAGTATTATACTTTAGTTGTTAATTAAAGTAAATTTAATTTTTTAAATTGTTGACGAAGATCAACTAATTGATGGATGAAGCCCTTACGCTTCTGTTGGAAGATTTGTGGTTTTGCATCGTCTACTCCTATGATTATCGTTAAGTCTGGAACTTTAATACCTGTAAGTTCTTCGAACATAACTGAATAAGCAGTTGCCTGTATAAAGTAATGATCTATATTGTTAATATCTTTGGGTCTTTTGGATGTCTTAAAGTCAATGACGCTAAGGACTCCATCAAACTCTCCGATACAGTCAACAGTTCCTGCCAATTGTAGTTTATCGGAATATAACTTGCTCTCTAGAGCATGTATATTGTCTATCTTATCCACGACTGGTCTTAAATCATTCCACATCTCAGTGTCGAACATGTCGGCTTGAGTTGGATTCCCTAATAGGAACTCCTCACATAGTCCATGGATACGAGTACCTCGACCGGAAGCCAGTGTTGATACTCTGTTTGCCTCTTCTTCACCAACTCTCTTACGCCATTGGGCGATGAATTGTTTATTTAAGAGACCTGTTACTTGTGTTACACTAGGATATTTATCTCCAGATGGAGTCTGATATACTCGACCCTGATCTGAATCTATCCGCTGCAACACTGGAAACTCATGATGTATAAAGTTCTTCAATTATTTTTTATCTGCGTACTTTTTCTTTAAAGTAGGTTTCTTTGCATGTTCTTTTTTTGCAGGTTCTGCCGGTGCTTTTTTATCTGCAAGTTTTGCAGCTTTAACTTCAACAGTTTTAGCTTTAACCGGTTCTGCTGCACACACGTATACGGTGTAGCTGATTAAACCAAATGCTATTGCGATTGCTGATAATTCTTTTTTATAATGATCAAACATAAATTACTCCTTAATAAAGTTTAATGTCACTGATGGATTGTTCTTAATGATTTCATTCCATCGTCTTCTCCAACCAATAACATGACCATCTGCAGTATATATAGTTTTACTCTTAACAAAGTCATGAGTGTAACTCTCTACATTTTGTCTGAACCATGAATCACATCCATATATATCTATATCAGTGTATCCAAGTTTTATCATCTGTGAACATGCTACATGCCCACTTGAATCATATTCTGGTCTAGGTTCTACTAACTGGATTAAGTATGGTTCAAAGAAAGCTCTACCAAGAGATGCTGTCTCGCGCCATGCTTTAACAGAAAAGTATGTTGGCACAGTTATCAAATCATGATTACGATGCCATAACCTAACTACTTCTTCGTCTAGTACCACAGTGCAGTCAACCTTTGTCCATGGAATATTGCAACCTATGCGGTATGCATATTCTTTATTGGGATCGTAGGCTGACCGACTGGGCCCATTACATAGTACCGCTACTTTCTTATTATACATCAGGTCTTAATTAAAGTACAATTAAGATTCTAGGATTTCAATAGCATGGTTATAATGTTTGATACGGTCTTCTAAACCAATGTATCCACCATTAATAACCTTTGTCATCCCCTTGATGTCACTCGCATCAGCGTACTTATTTAGTTTG